GTCCTCGTCAACGGAGTTCCGTAGGAAAATCAAGGATTTAACTGAGCTTTCTTCACCTATGCCGTTAACAGCGAAGTTGTGCCGATCGTCCTCGCCTCGACTCCCCACGACTGTCATGCAGTAGACGTCGTCTGCCACGCCCTCGATTACCTCGACGCGAACGACCTGATGGTTGACAGGGGCAGGATTGCTGATCGCAAACCGCCTCAGGTCGCCGAACTTCTCGCTGGGAGTGCAGCCCATCCTGTGGAGCTTGCAGGAGACTGCGTTCACATGAAACTTCAGAGCGTTGCGCTTGTTTCCTGCGTTCGCCAGCCGCAGGGAGGCGATCATCTCAGAGCTGCTCCTGAGCGCCTCTGTGATCTTCTCTCTCCCAGCCCTGTTGTCCCTCTTGATCATGTCAAAGACGAAGGCCACGACCTCGTTGGGGACGATCCACTGCATCGCCTCTGATCTTGAGTCCCTGTTCTCGCTCCAGCTCTGAAGCTGCGCGTCTCTGCGGGCGTCGTTGTGGGAGGCATGAAGATCAGATCCGTTGTACTTCTCTCCCATCCGTCTAGCTTTGTCAAGAGTGCGGTTCAGATCAGACGTCCGAGCGCGCTTCTCGGGCGACTTGTTGAACTGGATTCGCTTGACGCGCCTCTCTGCTAGGAGCTCAGGGCGATTGAGGGTCTTCTCGCAGTGCTGAGCGTGCATCGCCCGGTGCTCCCAGAAGCTCATCACCCTCAGGTTGTCGGGCGTGTTGTTTCTCTTGTTGACAGCGCCCATCTCCGGGTGCTTGTGGTGCACAACTCGAAAGTCTGTGCTGTTCCACGCATCCGCGTGAGCGTCTCTGGCGACGATGACGTGAGTAGAGTTGCGATTTCCTTCTGGCTCAATGATTCTCTCATAGCCTTTGCTGCTGACATCGCGGTACGCAGACATCAGGCTCTCACCCGCAACAAGCTCGTCCGCCCGTCGCGACGTCCCGTCCCTCATCACGAAGGGGTGCTCAGGTGCGGTGGTGATGTGGGTGCCGTTGTCAAGCCACACCCTCACTAGGCGATTTGCGGTGTAGTTCTTGCCACACCAGACGACCTTTCCGGGCACGACCCGCTTGGTCCCATCCTGGACGGAGTAGACCCAGGGTGTCCAGGACGGGTCCTCCTCCATCCGCCGGGAGATCTCAGCGATCGTGGGCGTTGTGCCGTCAAGGAGGGGAACGGGCGTGGTGTGATGGACGGGCATCGGGTTGTAGCGCATGTCAACGCGACCGCTGTTCTTGTCGACGATCTGCGACTTCTTGAGCGACGCCTGGGCCTGCTCCATGTACGCGGGCACGTCCTCGGGAGGCACGTTGCCGACGTCAATGTAGAAGACTCGGCGATCAGGTGATCTCACGACCCTGTAGACAAGCATCGCGTCCTCAGCGAGGACCAGCTGACGCCACACTCTTCTCGCGCCCTCTAGGACAGAAGATCCGTAGGGAAGGAAGGCGTCGTTTCCGAGGAGCCTAAAGTGTGTGACCTGCCAGTTCTCTAGAGGCGTGTTTCCCTGCGTCACCCAGCGGTATCTGACCGCCATCGGATCCTTGGGATCGAAGTTCTCCTCGCGCTCTAGCTCATTGACTGGAATGGGAATGACGTTCAGAACGCCGTGTCCAGGATGCACGTCATTGAAGAGGCAGAAGTCACCGTACTTGCAGAGATTCCTGACCCAGGGAGTCAGATTGAAGTTCACGTTGAGAGTGTCGAAGAAGAGCTCGCCGAGGAGCCGCTCAATGTCCTTGTTCTCTGAGTACACAGAGAGGATCTGGCCGTCTGCTCCGGGTGACGCGACCTCCTCAGAGTAGATGTCGAGCGCGCTGTTGATCTCAGGCGTGTAGTCCATCTCGCTGAAGTCGCTGTAGCGCGCAAGCCTGTCGTATGTCCCGTAGGCGCTCATAGCGCTGCTGTAGACAGAGCTGTGATTCTTGCGGAACATCTCGTAGGCAGAGAGCGTCTGTCCCTGCTTCTCTGGAGTGAAGCTCTTGACAGTCCGCTTGATGACGGGACCGCTTCTGAACAGCGTCGTCAGGCGCTGGAAAAGTCCCGGATTTTCGTTCTTCGCCATTGCTGTCTCCGCGCGCCTATTGTAGGCAGTGCTACTTCAAAATCCAGGATATGTCCTGCGGAATTCTGCCGCCCTTCAATTGTCCTATCATCCTCATGTCGCCCCTCGGATCGTTTCCAAGCTGTGCTGAGGTGTAGATGTTGGGCGTGTGGCCTGGCAGAACACGCTCTGTCGTGACTGCAGCGCGCCTCATTCCTGCAAGAATTGCTGTGTTCAGGTCGACAGATCCTCTGCTGTACTCTGAGTTTGCGTCAAACAGCCACGCTCCAATGGCGAGAGACATGACAAGGTCATCATTATGACCCTTCATTGCCTCAGCCTTGGAGTTGTTTGACCACACAAACGTCTTTAGCTCCTGATAGAAGCGTGACGAGTAGGACACAAGGAGCTTATTGCGGATCAGCTCCTCGAGCTTTGTCAAGATGATTGTTCTGGTCTTGCCTGTCGTGGCAAATCCAGCCTGGGCGAGGTCGACAGGCTGAACGTAGTCGCCAATCAGCGCCACCTTGGAGCCCTGTGTGTAGATCCTCGGGTAGTTGAGATCCTTGAGCCTGAGGAGGCAGGCGTACCCGTAGGAGTTGTTCTCGGGACAAACCAGCGCCTTGTTGTACTTGAGTCCCCACTCACTGATCAGCTCAGCAAACCTGTCGGGCGGCATCTTCCCGCGGTACTCAGCGACGATCTCGCCTGTCATACAGTCAATGATGTGGAAGGTGGAGTAGTCGGTGGAGTCTCCTCTGGCGACGTCTCCCGTGAGGATGTACTTGTGCTCAGTCAGGGGAATCTTCCACACCCAAACGTTCATGTCTGGACCACCTCTCATGACAGGTGGCCTGATCATGCCGTTGACCCAGGCGATGTCAGCGTCAGTCAGGAATGTGTCGCCTGACGCTGCGAAGTCGCACATGAACTCCTGCGCGATCTGCCGATCGGAGTAGTTCTTGGACTCCTTCTCAAACCAGGCCTGGTCATGCTCAGGATGCACAGTCCAGGGCAGCTTGATTGGGTTGAACTCGTTGACGCCGGACTCAGCGTCTGCATAAAGCTTGTAGAACTGTCCGCCAACGCCGTTGGGCGTCGAGAGGAGGATGGCCTGGCCGCCTGTCGTGAGCGTGGGGCCGATGCCCGTCCAGATCTCGTCGAAGTTTCGAACGAATGCTGCCTCATCAATGATCAGCAGGGTCAACGACTCAGAACGACCCGCGTCGTCAGAGGTCGGGATGGCCTTGATGGAGGAGCCGTTGCTGAACTCTAGCTGCTGCTTGTTGTTGACAGTGACCTGCGGCAGGATGAGCCAGGGCGGCATATTGTTCAGGATGGTCTTGACCTTCCTGATAAAGCCCTGCGCGACCTGCAGCTTGGTGGCAATAACCAGGATGTTCTTCTCTTTCTGGTACAGGGCCATCCAGACTGCGTACGCGGCAGTGATAGTGGACAGGCCCAGCTGACGCGACTTGACCACAATGTTGAACCTGTTCTTCCTGAACTGGTCAACACAGTCGTCCTGGAACGCGTAAGTCTTGAACGGGAGCAGGCCCCGGGTGGGGTGCTGAATCTTGCAGTAAGTGTTGAAGAAGTAGGTGGGATCCCTTCCACACCTAATGATCTCCTCTACCTGCTTCTTCTTGGGGACGACTGCAGGACTAACACCCATGCATCACCTAATCTCGTAGGTGGCGGTCATCCTGAAGTGTGTGGGCCTAACTGGGTTGAGGTAGTTGTAGCCCATGGGATCAAGCACGTTTCCGACGCTGGTCTCCTTGAGCTTGAGGTCGCGCTTCGTGGTGCGCTTGAACTCCTTCTCAACCTCAGCCTTTCGCTCCTTGATCATCTTCTGCGCACGATCGATGATCGGACGCACCTGCCCGAACTTGTCCATGTCGCTAGCGATGTTGCAGATCTCGTGGTAGGTGAAGACTAGAGTCTCACCCGTGATCTGAATCTTGATCGAAGACACGCCTCGCGTCGAGCTGTGCCCGAAGGTGGTGTCGATGATTGTGCCTAGGATGTTGACGTCGTTGAAGCTGAGCATACTCTAGGTATTACTGGGCGCGCTGTCGCTTGTCTCGCCTCGTCGACAGACGGCCGCCACCCCTCAGTCCACTCAGTCCTGCGAATCTCAGCAAAATTTATTGCGCACTCATCGCAGCACTGGTGGATCGAGAACTGCTCGAAGTCGTTGGGACTTGACATTGCCCTGCGGCACACTGGACAAAAGATTGGCACGCTCATGCTGTCACCTGGGACGCGCCATTGACCCGTGTGATCTCAATAACCTGGTCGACTGCGTCCTTCACAGCGTCGACGTGGGAGATCACAAGAATGAACCTGTAGATTCTCTTGAGCGATCGGATCAGTGAGACGCAGGAGGAGAGCTGGCTCTCATCGAGCGTGCCAAATCCCTCGTCTATGATGATGAAGTCAGGCTTTGGAAGCGTGGTGATGCGAGTGAGAGCCACTCGAATCGCAATCGACGCGATCATCTTCTCCATGCCCGATCCGAGCTCAATGATTCGCCTGCTGTCCCCGTAGTCGATGTAGATCTCAAGTGCGTTTGTCTCTGTGTCGATTTCGAGCTGGACCTCGAAGTTGACGACGCCGCTGAGGATCTCAGCAATC